CCACAATCGAACTTATACCCGCACCTGGATCGAGAAGCGGAGAGATTCTTATTAATTCCAAAACGGATAGCGAATCCGAAGGTAAGAAATACAATAAAATGTTACGCGCGGTCATGTCGATGGTTTTGGAAAAAATCCCCGGAGTGAATTATATCAAATCCACCGCACTTAATCCTATAAGCACCTGGCTACTAATAAAATATTCCAAAGCTACGATTGAATCCGGCGATCCGTTTGAAACATATTTGAATAAACATAACGTTACTTTGGCGAATGTAACACAAGACATTATCAAAGAATATTATAGTAGCGGAAGTCCGGGGAAGAAAGTATATCTGATTGTTCATTTGAATCGATCGAATTCAGATAATGCGAAAGCTGAATTCGACGCATTGGTCGCGGGAACAAATCCCGATAGCGAGATAAAATGCTAAACTACAAACTTGATAACGCGCGCGTCTTCACCAAATTTAAAATCCATCTTATTCAACGAGAGTGCATGTTGTACCAATTCCGACTCGTTTTCCGATGGCTTCACCATCTCCATAACTCCGTATTTATGTAAGCGAATATTCGCGACAACGGGCATCAAATCTTCTTTATGTGTTCGTAAAGCCGATTTCAATACTTCCGGGTTCTGGGTTTTCTTATATTCTTCCAATAACCGTTTCATGTCCTCGATGATCGCGTACATTTCCTCGGTTTTCTTTTTCATCACCAAAGTCCATTCTTCATTTTCATATAAATCTTTGTAGCGCTTGAGAAGATCCTTGTACATTTTGCTATCCTCGTTGTATTTTTCCAATTCTTCCTTGAATTTTTTGACAGACTCGGTGTCGCTAACATAATTAAAAAGAGTATCCATCTTTTGTTTAATTACCGATTCCTTGGTCTTATCCAAATCCTCTCGGTATATTCCCAGTAAAGTCTCGTTATCAAAATAATATCCGCTAAATATCTGAATATTCAGAGCGCAAGGTTTGGAAACGTCACCACACGTCGCCATATAACGACCGTTTTTCCGAGAAAAAGTCGTCCCCACCTTTCTCGCACATTGAATACACGGGGGCTTTACTTTTCGCGCGTTATTCAGCGCTTCGCGTTTCGACTTCCCGCGTTCATAAGCGTTTTTCTTTAGTTGCCTCAGTTTTTGTTCATATGCGCCTTTCAAGCGAAAATATTCATTCATCGCATCTAAATATTCAACCCGCGATTTCGCTCCGTCCTTTTTGTCGGTTACGCCTCCATCTATATCGATTTCAGTTAAAGGATTGTTCTCCATATCGAATTCGACCAAAGACGCCGGGGGGTTCTCGACTACCAAAAGCGGATTATTCGAGCATCGCAAAATGCGTAAACTCGTCGCCGTAGATAAATCCAGGCGTTTCAATTGATTGTTTTCTAGCTCTAATGTCTCCAAGGTAGCGGGTAAATTCATCACCGATTCCAATTCATTATCTGATGCATTCAACGTCTTAAGTTGGGCGGTTTCTGTTAAATCCAATTTCGTTACATAATTACCGGCGAGATCTAGCGACTCGAGCGTTGAAGGCAATGATTCAACATCGATAAGCATTTGATTTTTACAGTCTAAATGCGTTAACCCTTCGGGCAAATTCCGAATATTGGTTATTTCGCCCGCTTCGTCAAAAATAATGTGTGTTATACGTTTAAATCCACGATCCGTGAGCTCAGAGAAATCTAGGTCGCCGTGCATTGGAGTGTCAAATCGGATTTCATTCGCATGATCTTTATGTAAGGCATCCAATAATGCCAAGAACTCTTGCTGCGCGGTATTTGTTTCGCCCACAATCTCGTCGCGTTTTTCTTCGATTCTATCGCTCATTTTATATATTGGGTCATTATATTTATCATCAAATTATTTCGCATTCTGTAGCCTTTCCATAAAGGCGCTCGATAAATTTGCCTTCTCGGCTTGATAATATCGGATTTTAGACAAAACATAATCTTGATCTTTCAATATTTTTTGTCTCTCTTCATACGGCGTCAGTTTCCGTTTATAACAATAATAAAGGGTTGCTCCAGCAATGGCTAAAAATATTACCAAAACGCCTATATTAAGCGCGTAACTATATATTTGCACGCGGTTTCCGTGACATATTTTGAGGGCTTCTTGGATATAATTATGCGTCCCCTGTTCGATTAGTCTCGGATATTCCATTTTTGTATGGCGACATAAAATCGGAAAAAACCAAACCAAATCTATCTCTAGATACTATAAATGTCCTCTTCAACTTCTTCGTCGTCTGATCTATTCGAAAATAAAGACAAGACCGCTTCATTCTCACTCGGGATGGTTATAACTTGCTTGGGATTCATTATACCTTTAGGGCTTATGTATAGCATGTTTTTCTATAAAAAAACATCGTGGTATCGTTTGCCGTTACTATTTGGAGCTGTTCTTGGCATCGGTTATATTTCCAATTTAATGTTTTATCGTATTGCGATCAAAGGTGATAAAAAAGCCCAAATCAATAAAATGAGTGGGAAGGATGCGCTATTTGTCTTGTACAACACTCTCGCTGGATTTGTCGTGGTTTTTATTACTATGTTCGCGCTTTCCACGAATCCGGCTTTAGTCACTATTTTCGAAAATACTCTTGGATATTTATTTATACATGCCTGGGGAGTAACTGACCTTTGTAGTAATATTTTCGTAAGCCCCAAATTTTCGGAATATACAAATATTGATATGCACGAATTTAATTATAATTTCTTGATCACGCGAATAGATACCAAAAATGTGGAAGAATTCATCGACGCTGCCAAAACGTGTGATGCGAAAAATATAGGCGCGTCTAGTTTGCCGCTGGATTTTAGAATGCGATTCGAGACATCGGATCTAGTGGAAAAACTTCGAAATTTGGTACATATGAAATACGCATTCGGGCATTTTGCCTGGGTTTATTTATCGAGCATAGTTGCTTTGGTTATAAGTATGACGTCTTGCATTATGTACACTTAATTTTTATTCTTTACCAAGGCAAAGAATAAAACGTCCTATCTGACATGTCGGCTCGATCTACGCCGTCTTGACCCACCGTTTTTTATTCCCAGTTTTTTCTTTGTATTTGGCGACAATTCGGAGTCGCGCGCACGCTTGCGTCTTGTAGCTGTTGGAGATTTTGATTTTTTCTGAGATTTTGCTGACGTAGGGGGAGGAGGGGGCATCAATGAAAAATCGAGCAGACCTGGCATTTTATAATATAACGAGACAATTGTTACACGTAAGAGAGATACCATAAAACTGCTAAATAGGACAATATCGCCAACGCAATTGCGACTGTCCATATTGGAAGAACCGTTTTATCGCGATACCCTACGCCGAATTGTCGGAATTCGCCCGCCTTTCCATACGCAAAACTGGGTTTGAAATAATGCACCAATGAAAACAATATTAAAAACAGGGTTATTGCCACGCTCGATTTATGAATTCTTATAAAAGTTTTGTCTAAAAACATTTGGTTATATATTATAATTATAAAAATCATAATCCGTCGACGCCCAGACCCAATAATTTAGTTTTGTAGCTTTTTACTAAATTCGCCTTTCGTTGATTGAAATCAGGTCCTCGTGGATTGCCGTCGCGATCTAAATTGTAATCTTCGAATTGACCGTCAGGTTGACGTTCCGTTTCGGCGTTTAACATTTTCTGCAAATAATTCAGGATTAAAACGTTCTTAACGGCGGGTTCGGATGGATTTCCTCTACTGCCTAAATCTAAAAACTGGCTATCTTCTTTCATATGTTTATTCCAAGCTTCTTCCAAGTCAGAAATGTCAATTTTATAGGAAACTATTTGTTCTTTAAGTTCCGCGGATTCTTCGTCTTTGCTCACTAGCTTTTCGTATTTAGAAATTAGATTGTTAACCTCTTGTATGTCTACATTTCTACGTCTGGTTCCTGTTTTAGCTTTAGGTTTTGGACTAGTAGACTTTGAACTCGATCTTGAGCTAGACTTTGAACTCGATCTTGAGCTAGACTTTGAACTCGATCTTGACCTTGGCTTTTTCTTAGGAGTTGTCCTTCTTAAATATTTCATTATACACTAATGAAATATTATATTAGCAGGGAACCATAGGTCCCCCACACCCCCTCCTTTTTACACCCTTGAACATTGTAATACGAACGTTGTGCGGATAGTGTTCAAAGGCAACGTTACCAATAAATCAATCATTTTTCATCTTGGTTGTTGCTAGTAATACGTTAATGTGCAAAGGTGTAAGATTCGAAAAATATCTGGGTTCGCTTCTAACGTCTATTCGATCGTTTCGTAGTTTGTCGCTTATTTTTCCCACCGTAAGCCGTTTTTTTAAGTTCCAGACTTTTCTTTGATTTTTTCTTCGGTTTCTTGGAAGACGATCTTAAAGAAACACCGAGTTTTGATACAGGAACGTGAACTCCAGTTGTAGCGGCGTGAACAGCATCTCTACCAAACGCGCGGGTAGCGCGATCGCTTTCCAAAACGTCCAACCTACCCTCGTCGGTAACATTCGCACAAGAAAAATCAAACATCATTACGTTTTTCACGCGCTTGTGTTCTAGGACGTTCATTATCTCCTTCAAATCCGTCTCCGATTCTCCGCGAGTATTATATGCTCTCCCCTCAATAAAATTAACTATATCAGGCTGTCCTGGCATATTTAATACTCGAATCTGCCAATCACCATTCGAATTAATTGCCTGGGTTCTATCTCTTATGTAACCCTTATTTATATATGTTTTTATTCCGGTTAACGTGCTAAATACACGCAAACCTCTAGGTGCGGCGCGAACGTAGGCTTTTCTATGTTCCAACATTTCATCCGTATCTTCGCCCCGTTCAACTGCTTTTATTGTCGCCCTATTTGCATCAACACTTTCTTTCAATATTCCACTTAATTGTTTCGTTATTTCTTGGCATTTTTCGTGCAAGTTTTCGCTTGTTATGGGGTTTTTGTTGATATGTTCCATTATTATTTTATTACATGCAGCAACATCATCGCCGTCCATAAAACTACAAACTGTTGGCATCACCCAACTCATTTTTGCGAATTGCATTCCTCTTGGTATTGTCATCGACTCTTTGTCTTTTACTACTATTCCATGTGTTGATATTGATAAGACTACTGTTTCCGGGAATTCCATTTATATATTGATGAGATATTGTTGAACCGAGTTATTCTTCCCTATCCTCGGAGTAATAATTTCCGTCGCCATATTCTTCGTCCAATTCTCCGATATCATTCGCCTCTTTTTCATAAAATTCGTCGGCATCCGCTTCCGCATCGCGTTCTAAATCGTCCACGCCTTGGGCTGCTTGGTTTTCTTCACCATCTTCTGCGATTTCGCCATTGAGTTGATTGATCATTTCCGCGCGTTCGCGTTCATATGTCGCCTTGTCGTATTTCACCAAACCCTTCTGCATTCCTACATTCCAGCGACCCAACTTAAGCGCCTTTTTATTATCTTCTACCCGGCGTTCATCGGGATCCAAATTCTTCAAGAAATCCGTAATCAGTTTCTTTTCCTTTTGCCGCGATCTACGCAACTGTTTATCGAGAGCTTGATAAGACGCGTCGATTTCAGATTTCGACTTGTTCTCGACTTCTAAGAACGTCAATAATAGCTCCGCTACTCTGGTCTTGAGTTCCTTCGAATTTCCCATCTTTATTTGTACTTCAAGTTCATTCAGATCATCCACTTCGTCTACGGTTTCTTCGTCTACCGGAGCATCAGATTCGCCATATAATAACGGGTCAGCTCGGTCACGGATCGCATCCCGACGTTCTTGTTTTCTATTTAAAACGTCCGTATATAAAAGATCTTCGTTGTCCGTAGCTTCGATAAACTCACATAGCGCGGTATACCAAACATATGTCATAAGCATATACGCCGTGCGTTTACCGAAAAAAGCATACCATGATAGGTTTTCTTTAGTCCCCTCTTCCAAAACCACGGTTTTATGTATAGGCGAGAACTTGGGAAGCACGTCCAAAAACAGGGACAAATCCACGAGTCTACGTTGAGTGTCCGATAATAATTCCCGGATTACCGCATCATTCTTGAATTTCGCCAGGGGTGTGTAATACGATTCCAAAAAATTCGCGATATCGATGGCATGATTCGGCGATACATTCCAATGTTTCGAGGGTTTCGGATTCACCGTATGATTATTCTGTATCATCTCGGGATAAACACGCGAAATATTATAGACCGAATTTTTCATGAATTGTGTGACCGTATACATACTCGTTTCGTCGTTCGACCCTGCTGGGGGGCTATCAAGAGTCCAAATATGAATATCCGAAAGCATGGTCTGTAATTCGGTGAATTTCTTTGCCGATAAATTTCCATGTTGCTGTAAGAAACTCGCAATAACATCGAGCATATTTTCATTCGCACGGGATAAATATTTATTTAGTTCGAATACCTCAGGCTGGGGCTTCTCCAAATCATCCATTATCATGACTTTCGGATCGAAAGCCTTTATAACCGCGTGTAATAAATCGCATAATGGGCGATCAATAATCGAATCATCTTGGGATTCCGCGTATTCCAAGAAATCGCCTAGCGCCGAAACCGCTGTACCTCGGAGTTGTTTATCGTATTTCCCCACCAAGTTGTCTCGATTTACGATTTCCATAAGTTGCATCAAATTGCCCACTGTGTATCTTTTGCCATTGGTTTTAAGGAACTCGATTTTCTCATTGAGTGTCCAACTCCTATCGTATCCCGCGGGTTTTTCTTTCATTAATACTTGGAGTCCATGGGGTATAGGAGCATCTCGGTCCAAATTACAGTAATGGATGAACGCCAAATATACGTTTTCGGTGAAATGCTCGGTCGGGACCGCGGGTCTCTGAATTCCCGTGCGCTTGACATGATATAAGAGAGATGCCTTGGAAATCTGTGTGATATTATGTAGAATCTCTGTCCATCCCTCAATCATTTTCAAATGCGGCTTCACGGTTTCCTCTTCCGTGGCGAAATAGTTCATAGGGGTTTGGTTCGATTTATCATTGCAACATGCATTTTCCAAGAAGGGGATTTTTGAACTCGTCTTTAATAACATCTCTTTTCCGTGTACAACGTTATTCACGGATTCGATTAAACCATATCCATATTGTAAGACTTTGGTCTTGAATATTGAAATATGATCACGCTGGTCTCGTTTCCCTTCGCGCATCAACGTTAGTAACTCGGTTTTGTATTCATTGGAAAGCCCTTTCAAAGACTTGAGAACCGTGAATTTCACCACAGGAGGTAAAAACCCACGCCATTTCTGAATGGAATGTTCCGCAGGGATCGTTTCCTCGGGATGGAGTGCCACATATTCGCGCTTTTTCGCGTATAGTTCGGTAATATCCGTTCTCGATATCAAATACTCCGAAATAATGGTTTTTACACGTCCTTGTAAGATATCCGCCGGCATTTTCTGAATCGTATTCCATGGCTCTATCGAGCTCTCGGTTTTCTTCATTACACAAACAATGTATTTCAAGCCGCTCATATCTTCGACGGATCCCTCGTCCGCGGGGTATCCACTAAACGATTGTATGCATCCGGGGAACGTCTTACGGATCTTGAACGATGGGGTCTCAGTTTGAATGGCGACTAGCAAAACCGCCGCCACAATGGTTAATACCGTCTGCCCATGGTAGGTCTTATAAGGCGGCGGGCGCTTCCCCTTTTCCTTCTCCATCTTATCCGACATTTTCTGATACGATGCCTCCGATTTCACGTTTTTCTCGATGAGTTCCAAGGAAGTGCGCAAAACGAATTCTTCTACGGATTCCAAGGGGAGCCCAATATTACGTGAAATCGCCGCGTAAATTCGGAATACGAGTTCCGCGGTGTCGTTTTCGAAAACCCGGTCTTTTTTGCCTTTCTGGAGGCTATCCATCAGCACCTGTCCCGCGTCTTTCTCCATGACTTCATTGGTGACTATTTTCATTCCGGCATCGTCGAATTGGTTTTCGTCGACGAGGTCTATTTTACAAATCACATATCCACTATAACGATCCACTTGCGAATCGCCGTCGTCGCTCCGCGTCCCCTGTTTCCTCACAATCTCGTCTTGTTTATGTAGGTAGTTTCCGCCCGAAACAAAGGTTTGCGCAAGATCTTTCATGAATTTCGGTAAAAGAAGCGTATTCGTCTCACGACAGTACAACCACCAGGCGTTATCACCCAATTCATCGACCATCGGATCACGACAAAACATATCCGCGAATCGCACCAAATCCGTCTGCTTTTTGACGAAATCGTCCTGCCCTAAGATTTTATCACGGAGTGCTATTTGAGGCGACCTGAGTATATCCTCGGTTTTCGCGTATTTTCCAAGCTCAAAAGCGTAATTGTTATATTTATGGGATACAACCTCGTTCAAGATATGAATCTTGGATAAACGGCGCAACTGTTCTGCGATTTCGGCTTTCAACGTTTCTTGGATCGTCTCCATCGAATCCGCGAACCGAATGTCGAATTCCTTTATCATGTTTTTCCTTGCGATTTGCCGCATTCGCTCTTCCGCGGTGGGAATAGAGTCGCACTGTTTGGTGGTCTGGTTCTTAAAGCAAATCTTACTCATATTACAGAAAAACGTATTGTTATCCAAAAACGCAGCTTTATCGTCAATCGAATCGTCGTTTACCCATTGGTTTTTCATGCGGCGGTAATACTGGATTTTCTTTCGGAGTTCCGCCTCTTGTTCGATTTCTTTCAACTCCTCGGGCTTTAAACCTGTTTTATCGATGTTGGCGGGGAGTTGCGGTTTTATTTCCAAGACAGCATATTCACCCTCTCTAACCCGTTTTTTACCGGCAATCAGCGTTTCGGCGAGTTCTTTCGATTGCGACTCTGGGCAATCGTGTTTTTGTACCAAGTTTTCTGCCAAGAAATCCACGAAATCCTCTGGCGAATATTTCTTTTGGTCGTCTTTGTATTTTTTCAGAATCGGATAAGGCGTATCATCGTAGTCCTCGTCATAAAATATATCGGGTTCGGCGTTATCCTTTTGTAGGTCCTTGAGACTATCATATCGTTTGGTTAGAAAACGCACGGCGCAATCCCGGGCTTTAATTTTCTCATTCTTGGACATTTCATCACGTTCGTCGGATTCCAAAGCTTGTAATAGATTCTCCGGGGTAATCAAAGAACTCATCAAATACTGTGTTAACACGGTCAACATTTTCCCGCTATCTAATGCGAATATCTTGGAAAGCCATTCTTGTGACGACTGTTTTTTTTCATCGTTTTCTTTATTCACGGACTTGAAGTGATATGCCTCTAATAATATGTCTAATAATTCTTGTTTGTCGTGTAACATGTGTTCTATTGTTTGTGGGGTTTTATAGACCGCGTATTTCATAGTTCTCAAAATCGCAAATTCTTCACCCCTCTTAGTGACATTTATTTTGTAATCCCGGATCTTTTGTTTCAAATAATAACGGATAGAATTATAATTCCTGTACGTAATATCCCACGGGTATATCTGGAACGGTTCCAAGGCATCCACTGTATGTTTCATTGAAAGCTGATCGCTTACGTATTTCGTCATTACCCTTTCTATGGCGGTTGTAGTGCTAGGAATCACGGCATCTAAAAATCGGCGAAATCTCGAAGGGTCGTTTTCTAAAGATTCGTCCACTAAGAATTCTTGAATCTCGTTCTCGGTTTTCTTCCAAAATTCCTCATCGTAGTCTTTTTTAAAATCTCGGACGACGCGTCTTTGAATGTCCGTAGAATCGCGCAATAAACGAAACATATAAAAGGGGTCTTGCGATAGACCGCACTTTGTTAACAGCGACGCCGACGGAAGGTCGACATTGGAATATTGAATCACCTGTTCAGGGAGAGCCAAAAGCGATTTTACCGTTACGGATTCGTTGGGAGTTAGATCTTGACGGACATACACGCGACGCCCGGTTTTTCCGATTTGAGACGCTAGGTTCGTTTGTCCAAGATTATATTTCTGTATGATGAACCGGCGTTTCACATAGCTCGTCTTGGAATAAACGGTACTATAGAAATCCTCCAAATTATCCACCACGGTTTCCATATCGGTTTTCACAGACGAGCCGGATTCTAAAAATCTCTCGGGGAATAAAGGCGCGACCACTGGCGTCATGAGTCGGTTCAGTTGTTTATAAAAATCCTCATACTTGGGCTTATCACTGCGTTGGCGGTTGTCAAAATAATCCTCATGTAGCGTGTTTTGTATATCTAAAGTCTGACCCATGCTGTTTTGTAATACATCGGGCGTATTTTCCGGCTCCACGTCTGTGTAAATATTACGCCGTAGAGACACCACCGGAATAAGCCATTTTATCTTGGTGTCCAAATCGTGAATTCTATGCGCCAAAGGTTTGTGTAGTATACCCACTGTTTTCACGTCATGGACATTTCCATTGCTATCAAACTTGGAAAAACGTTCGCGCAGTTCGCGATAGCGTTCGATCAAATAATGAATGTTGTCCATCACCGCTTTCGTTCGCTTGGATGCGGGCACAATGGATAACATCTCATCCATCATATCATTGACTTGCGTCTCAATTCCGAAGCGTTTCTTGTGTTCGGGGATTTCGACTAGTTGCGCGATTTCTTCTAATTCGTCTCCAAAAACGATTTCGTTGGCATCAATATACGCGCCGTGTAATGTATCTCGAATAGAAGCGTCCGCGTTCGCCTTCTTCGGCAGCCGAATAACTGATTCACCGGTGTCCATAAACTCCATTGACGCGTCCTGTTCCTCCCAATCACGAGGCTCAAAGTCCTCGCCGTCTTCCAACTGGTCGCGAATATTAATAAGCGACGATATCTTCTCTAGCGCCGCGGGTTTGGCGCGTATTTCGATTTGTTCCAAGGGAATATGTTCCGGCATCCCTTTATACTCGAAATCAATGTATAAAACGTCCAAATCTGGATACGTCGTAATTTCGATCATATCTTCTTCTAAATTCGTGATTTCGCCGGTAATAATGACCGGGACTTCTCCTCCAAAGTGTAGGTTTACCCAGGTTTTCGGTATCAGCATATGCTGACGGGCATATCCCTTTTCGTCGCTTCGGCTTAATAGCGCGATTTCTTGGATCGATTCGTCTGTAATTGCCCCGTTTTTATCGAGTTTTAACGTGTAGGGATGAAACGTAGATACGTTGGCAAGGACGATTTTCGCGTCGTCTATATACATGATGAAAAACGTGGCTTCATGGAGCTCTGTATTCGATGGCGCGACAATTTGTATAATATCACCGAGTTCCAGAGAAATGCCTCCCTTTTTTTCGACTGTTATTGGTTCTAATTCTTTTTCTTCCTCGGACATATATCTTTCCTTATATATTGATTCTAAATAATTTTGTTGAGTTTAGATGTAAGTAAATAACTCTACGTCGACGATGATTCACGACGATAAATAAAGTCACTTTATCGTCGCGAATAATTGTTATCATAAAGATAACGATTGTTCCTCCATGTTTCGTAAAATGGAATTATCGAGCCATTTCGTTTTTCCGAGAATTTCCGAGGGTCCTCGGAGGTTTTGGACATTTATGTTTTTGTAGAAATGTCCAAGATCGAAAAATCGCCGCCAACTTTTCCCGAAAAAACGAAAAAAGCCGTTGGAGCCAGTTGGTAACCCTGTTTTTTTGGACAGAAAAAAACCTTAGCATATTTTTTTCGGAGAATTCGGACGGACCTCTAGGCGTTTTCTCTGTTCTAAATATAGAGTCATGGTTTTACGCCGTTTTACGCCGCCAAAATTTAATTGTGAAGATTGTGACTTCGGATGCAGCAAACAGTGTGATTGGGATCGACATATCGCCACACGCAAACACGATTTTAGAACAAATAGAACAAATTTAGAACCGAAAAACGCCGAAGAAAACGACAAACTGAAATGCAGTCATTGTGGTCGCTCATATGCTGCGAGAAACAGTTTATGGTATCATCAACGGAAATGTAATGCAATCAAATCAGACGGACAAGTTGATATAGAACCACATGATTCAGCGTCAGACGTCGTGATACAGCCGGTAGATGTTTTGACACGTGAGATCTTATTACAGTTACTTAAGAATAGCCAGGAATTGGTGAAAATCACCAAAGAAAACGCAGAAACGCCGCATACTGTAAATAACACAATCACGAATAATAACACCGCGCATTTCAACGTGAATTTCTTTTTGAACGAGAAGTGTAAAGACGCGATCAATTTCACCGATTTCTTGAATTCGATTACTTTGAACCAGGCGGATTTACAAACGGTGGTGAAACACGGACATATTGAGGGTAATACAAAGATTATTGCCGAACTCTTGGATAAATTAGGCGTACATAGGCGACCGATTCATTGTACGGACGCCAAGCGTGAGACTGTTTATATCCGCGAAAACAACGAATGGGAACGCGAGGATAGCGAATTACCCCGTATCAAACGTCTGGCGAATATAGTATCACACAAAGTAATACAGGAATCGAATAAATGGCACGAAGAAAACCCGGATTTTATGAAGGATAATGAAAAAAAGGAGAAAAGCTTACATATCATGACGCGCGTTTCTGGAGGAGATGTAAACGGCGACGAAGAGAAGAAGTTGGTAAAACAAATCATACAACGCGTGGAAGTAGATAAAACCCCGGAAAAAATAACTAGAAAGAAATGAATATTTGTATTCATCGATCTATCTTATCATGATAGTAAGTTGTTCGTTACAATACGCCTAGTGGCGTCCGGATTCGTTCATAAAAGGCACTGGGTTCGTCGTTTCACTAAAAATGAATTGCGCCATGCTGATTTCAAATAAAATACGCCAAGATGTAAATTTATTATTAATCTCAATTTTACATATAAAACGTATTTTGATAGTAATATAATGTACGCAATTAATGGGTCAATTCCCAAGAAAACAAATAGACGAGTTTATTACAATCGGGAATCAGAATCAAAACCTATTACGGGATATTCCATTTTGACTTACGATAAAATAGCGCGTAGTTTTGACGACCCTTTGACAACACGACAATTAAGATCAGTTATTCTAAGTTTTCCGGAAAACCAGTTGTTATCATATTCACCCCCATCGTCTACCTCGTTGGAATTATTCCAAGAGAAACGTCCGCAAATAACTAACAATATCCAAATTACGGAAATAATCGAAGGAACCCTGGTTCATCTTTTCTATGATTATCGATCACTTCAATGGGAAATTGCTACGAAAAATGCGGTGGGCGGAAACTATCGTTTATTCAACAAAAAGAACAAAGCCCCCTTGGAAAAAGATTATCCTACGGTAAGATCGATGTTCTTGGACTGTTTGCGCATTCCTAGAGAAACCGAATTCAAAAACATAGGATTATTCGATTATTTGTGTAGAAATTATTCCTATTGTTTTGTCATGCGTCATCCAAAAAATCCTATATTATTAAAATTGCAGATTCCGGAATTGTTTTTGGTTGCGGTTTATGAGATTTTATCGACAATTTCTGTTATAATTCCCCAATCTGTTTTCCAAACATGGAGTTGCTTCAAGGATATTCCGATAATACGATTCCCTACTTTATTTTCAAATAATTCTTCCGAATACGATGACTACAAAATGCAAGCCGTCGAAATGCGAATTCCCGGAGTAATTCTCTTGGATCTAGAATGCGGTGAAAAATGTAATATCGATAATTCGATATACGAAAATCAGAGAAGGTCTTCTCAAAATTCGCCCGAATTATTATATCAATATCTATGTTTACGCAGAATTAGACAAGTATCGATGTTTTTGAAACATTTTCCAAAACACTCTGATAGTTTTTTTGGTTTCTATGAATGCTATAAAGCATTTGTAGACAAAATACACCGTGGTTATATTTCAAAATATATACATAAAAACTGCGAATCTTATGAACACACCGTTATTAATTGTATTCGCGAGCGTTTACATAAATATTATTTGAACGGTGGTAGAAGAATTCCTATAAAAAAACATACAATATTTGAATTTTTAGAAACCTCATTCTCACCCGATGAATTACTATATTTCATGAATGAAGATCGGCGAAATTATTTAGTTCCCTCGTAACAGACATACTGTCGATTCTATTCTACTTTTTCATGAGAAGGGGCGCCGCCATCTGAATCCATCTCTTCTTCGTCGGTTACTTGTACGTTTTCATTCATTCCCTCCATCATTTTAGATAGAACTTTGAACATGGGACTGTCAATGGGATTTCCTCTGACTTGGTCAATGTCACTTGCGCTTCCACAAAGCATATCATTATTCATAAAAGACCCTAGCATATTCAAGATATCATTTGGATTAAACGAGTCGCCATTGTTTTCGCCGTCGCCATCGTCGTCATCATCGTCATCGTCGATAGGCTTAAGTGTAATAGTTTCATTTAAATCGGCAACATCAATATTGGCTAATTCTTCTAAACCGGTGTCATCAATATCAACCGTCTTGGAATGTAATTGAGTTTTAAGGTCGTGTATTTCCGACAATAAAGATTCAATGTATTTATCCTTATCTATTTTCGACATACCCTCAATATTAGATGTAGCAAAAATGCCAAGATTATCCAGCTCGTTGTCTAGCATTTCATCCAATAATTTATCGGAACTGGTATCCATAATATATATTTATCAATGATAAATATTTATTATGTTTTGTACGCAAAAAAGTTTATACAGACCCATTTGTATAAATTGCGGAAAGTTTACTCAACACTTGAACGTATTTTGCAGTATGTTGTTTATTTTCGGAGCTCATTTCACGAAGCGGCGCCCGAATGCGATCTATCATTTGCATTATTTCGCCACTATTAGCAATGATGGACAAATCCGATTGATAGTCTTTTTCGAAGAAAAATGATATATTTCCTTCATCAATAACCGATTGATATGGCATATATACATAACTGAACCAAGCTTTTAGTATAGCTGTAGGATTTGCCTTTTTAATTGTTTCAAAATACTTTTTGGAAGTCAAAATTTCGGCGTTTTCCGGGAAAACTATCAAGACGTCATCCATGAAATCAAAAAACTGCGAATTGAAGGTTCTTAGTATAGTGGATTTATCTGTCATTTTTTATAACATGTTCAAAGAACTTTAAGTTGTTTTTTTATATTTTTGTATGTTATATAGCGATGAACTTTAGAAAATTTAATTTATTTTATATAGCGATAATATTATCGGCAATTGGATTGATTTATTTTTTGTGTAGAGGATCAGTGATTGAAGGCGCCGATGCGACTACCGGCGCTCCCAATGCGACTACCGGCGCTCCCAATGCGACTACCGGCGCTCCCAATGCGACTACCGGCGCTCCCAATGCGACTACCGATGATCCTAGCGAGCCTGTTCAAGGACCACCGGAAACAAGTAGCACTTTATTGTCAAAAGCCCTTGATTCCACAGCTGCCATTAAATATGCTTCAATTGACCAACAAATAAATGATGCCACAGATATAATCGGGAAAATTTATGGAAAAATTCCCGTATCAATAAGTGATATAATACCCGGATCCATTTCAACAATTCCATACGACGCAGCCATTAAAGGCGGGGTGGCACACGTTAAAATAAATGTAATTCCTAAAGTTGATAAATTAAGGTACCCTGTTTATTATTCTATAAATTCAAATGGTCCGCCTACAATATATGATTCTAGCGAATCGACATCAAAGTTGAATCCACTTGGAGCAACAATGATTTCAACAAATACATCTATACCAGGGACATCGACTTCAAGCAGTTATTCTATAGTTTTCCCCGCCTGTCAATGGATTATCGATATGAGATTGCCGATGGGACCGAAAGGAGATCAAGGGGATAAAGGTCCTGTTGGTAATGTAGGTGAACCAGGAGCGGTTGGAGAAAAGGGTCAATATGGTTTTATCGGGAACTGGGGAAAACCTTACTAATTTATATGTATCAATATTATATGTATAAATCTATCATAACAATAGCATGTTTAATTATTTTGCTCTATTTGGTATTTTCACCATTTAGTATTAAACACAGAGAAGGTGTTGTAACACAAACCGGTCCTTCAGACATTCAAATAAAAGCGGGAGATCCCGTTGCTTCAGATAAAAAATATTATACTTATTTTTCCCCTAGAGAATCTAAAATAGAACAAATTATGTCAATAATGGATAGGTTAAAGTCGATTATGCCAATTAGATTTTCCAAGGGAAATATATCGTATGATCGAATAGATGAAGCCGAAGTTTGGTTTAGCGGAGAAATTCCTTATGTTTTTATAAATATAAAACTACCTTACCCATTGGCTGGTGATCAAGGACTAACAGGTGATCGGGGTGAAGTCGGAGAAAAAGGAAAAAAAGGACCAGCAGGAGACAAAGGACCTACTGGTTATACTGGATCAGCATTGTCGTCATGGATATTCCAAGGATAGACATTGTCACTCTTACGCAATAGAGGTGTAGGTCTTTCATAAAAATATAAAAATATAATATACATGTTAGATAATATTTTTATAGCTATATTAGTTTTTACCGTTATTTTCATGATGTTTAATTTACGCAATAAATACAACGAAGGATTAGTGTGCGCGGGAGATAGTTCTCTTTCGAGAACTCTACAGAAAAAAGTGGCAATCTTGAATGAAAGCATTCGATCTCAATCTAAACAGATTGATGTTATAAAAAACGCCTACTCTAATATTTTAAATTTGACCAATAATTTTCAGTTTAAAATTGGTTTTACTGAAATAACAGACTCTAAGGGTCCAAGTTTAGAAATATCGGGAAAATACCCGAATCCTATATTGAACATTACATTTGTACAACCGCCAAGTGGCGATTTCGGGTTTACTGGACAAGTTGCATCATATGGTCCTTCCGGATTACCTGGTAGAATTGGAGATAAGGGGAGCGATGGTTACTGGGGCGGTCTTCAGTAGAAATAGTATTATTCAGTGGAGTGCGCGCTTCCAGTAAAAACCTATTATTTTTATATTTTAATAATATAACTTATGTCGATGAATTATATTATTTGGACGGGGTTAGTTTTATTTTTTATTTTAATAATAGGAGATTATTCTTTGAATAGGAACAGAGAAGGCGCGACAGGACCGCCGGGAACTACAAGAACTACAGGACCGCCGGGAACTACAGGAACTACAGGAACGACAGGAACGGCAGGAACTACAGGAACGACAGGAACGGCAGGAACTGCAGGTGTTTTAGGAAGGATATTTGAGGTCCCACCCGACGATACAAATGAATTGGCTCAGATATATGGTATTACGTGTATAGATTCATCGACGCCAATTGAAAAAACAAAAGAAGACGGATTGATAATTGAGGCGGGAAACGATTACCTAGAAACTATTTCCGCGCCTTTACTTCAATATATAACAAAACTTGGGGCGATTTCGAATAAGTTTAACAATATATCAACAGCTTTATCCATTGGAACAATGGACATTAGCAGTCCCCAAAGTAAACCAATTGTCGTAATAACATCGCCAATTAACGATAAAATTGAACAAACCTTAAATTTTATATTACCCAAGGGAACTAAGGGCAAATCGGGTGATAAGCCAACTTTATCTATAATGGGACCCGATGGAGCACAAGGCAAAATGGGAAATCAAGGAGTTGATGGAATATATGCTATTATTGAACAGGAGAAAAAAATGAAATAGGTTACTAGATTCCTATTCTTGGAAATTTCTAAGAAGAAACTTTAACGGTGTGATTTTGTATAAGCTAATGAAGATTTCACAATTTGCGAAATCCGCTTCAGGGGCGCAAATGCGAAATCCGCTTCAGGGGTGCAAATTAAAATAAAAAAAATGAAGGTAGGAGTGGAATCAAAAGCCGCACCTCAGCATATAAAAATTTCCCTGCTAATGTAAAATCTACCAATTAAAAAATATTCGGTATTATTAGTATGAACTATAAATTTTACATATTTTTACTGTTGATTTCATTTTTTGTTATAATATCAATGACTTCTCGAAAAAGCAATCGTTATGAAGGATTGG